TTATTATGCGCGTTGACTCTGCCTATCAGCCCCGTGTTTGACTGTTTGTATTCCGGGGTTTCAACTGATGCTGCAAGCTCTCCGTTTGTGATTGCATGATTCAGCGTGAGTGCTGCGGAACCGTGAATTACTGCTTGAATGAGAAAATTATTACTTTCGTCTGTTGATTCCGCTTTTGTAAGGACATCTATTGAGATACGCTGGATGATTCCAGTAATCACTTCGTCACTTACGGATTCAGGATTTGCATAAGCACGAACATCAGCGACAGAACACAGAGCCATAGTTACCTTCTTAGATCACGGAAATCTTACAGATTGCCTTATCCTGCTTGATCCTCAGAATTCCAGCACTGTAAACTCTTCCTGTCAGGTCGCCGGTGTCTGGATGTTCGGAATCAATACCATGTTCAACAGTATAATTCTGAGTGAGGTAGAAGTCAAAGTATGCTTTACCGACTGCCGGAGTCGGTAGAACGAGTCCGTCCGAATCTGGGAGGACTGTATCAGGTACGGCATAGATTGCACCCCCATTAAGCATTTTTTCCACTATTGGTTTTTCGAGCTGTCCAGATGTGCTATGAACACTTGATTCAAGCTGTCCGTAATTCGTGAAGCCTAGAACCATGTTTAGGGGCATGTTGTATGCGGGAACTCCGTACCCTGCCATAGTTGTTTTAGCTCCTGCAAGTGCTTTTATGGCATTTCCCCATGTTCCGAAGTCTGAGCTTGTGGAGTAGTCTGATCCAGCGCCCTGATACAGTCCGTTGATGTCATAATTTGTACCGTCGTTTTTCACGCCCTGGATGATAGCCATGTCTTCCGCGCTTACCGTCTGATATCCTGCAGAAAGCGCGGCTGCATTGTCGATGTCTACTCCACTGACTTTCCAGCTTTCGTACATCCGGCGGGGAACTTTGTAGTCCTTCCAGTAGACAGGTATTTTGTTGTTTGTCAGGGCGACGTCTATCATATCCTCATTGCCGGAGGTGAACCCGTATGAGACATATCCCTCAGACATTTCAGTTATTTTTCCCCATTCGACTGAGGAAATACCGAATCCCTGCGCTGGAGTCACGTAAACGAGTTTACGCCCGATGTTAACTTGTCTCAGAGGGTCAACAAGCTGAGATTCAATCTTTTTTGAAAAAGTTGCAAGTGCATTTGTCATTCTTGATCACCTCAGAGCCCCGTAACTTCGACCTGTATATCTGCTGCCGCGCTGGCTGCGCTTGCGCTGGCTCCGGCTTTTCCGATCTTCTGAACTCCAGGACTCTCTACGAAAAGGAAAATGTTTCCGGCGACTGCATGAGCCGAAGTCTGATAAGTGATTGTTTTTGCAGTTCCGTCACATTTCAGTGCGACAGGTGCTCGGTAGTAGACTGCTGAAGTGTCAGCCGATATGATCGTATCAGAAATCAGTGCTCCGAGTGTGTTGCTGCCGTCAGTGGTATTGTCCACGATGGGCCACACAAAACCGGTAGCAGCACAGGAAACGCCGTCCAGGAACCCGTCAGCGTCGCCGCCTGACTCATCGGCGTCAATCCCTACATCAATTGTGCCGCCGCTAACGGCTGTAGTTACCTGAATAAGTGCCCCGGTAACAAGCACACCCGCAGGCAGTTCTATTCCTGTATCGTGAGCTGCATCTGAGCTCTGGGTGAATGGGATTTTCAGCGCATATTTCCCGCCGAATTCACCGGCCGGGACTACCTGCCCATTTGCCCATGACAGAATTGGGTCATTTTTCGCGGCTACAGTTCCAGCGAGAAGCCCACCAGGGAGCTTCGCGAGGAATCCAGATCCTGACAGTACGGGGGCCTGGTCATTAGCAGTATAGAGGGTTGTCATGTTGGTAGGCATGAAAGCAGGGTTAGCCTGTTCATATCCAAGGATACCGCAGACCGGTTTCAGACCATCCGCGACTACTACATCATCATCATTTGTGCCCCTGACAACAAGGCGACCAGGATAACAATTTGTAGCTGTTTCGATTTTAAGTTCCTGTTTAAGAGGAGTCCCACCGAATACTATTTTGTTTGTTGGGGTTCTCCAGCCTGTTTGAGTCATTATTCCCACGCTCCGGTGTTAGGATTGTATGCGCCGGTCATACCGACATTTACGTCTTGATTGCTTGCTGGATACCTCGGAGGCTGCCCCGTACTTGCCGACAATTTCACACTGAGCATTTCAGTCATTCCATCGAAATCAGAAGCCGACAGACTTGTGAATTCTTCCGGCTTAGTTTCGAGTCCGAGTTCCTTACGAGCAGCTACAAACTTTTCGCGTGCTGCTGCCAGGATCGTTCTTTCTTCCTTTTCCTTGTCATGTTTTTCAATTGCCGAAGCAATCAATACGCTTACCTGATCCATAGGGACACTTCCGGCCTGCCCTTTTTCTAGGGAGGCTATAAGAGTCGTTTTCCCTTCAATCTCTTTTTCAAGAGTTGCTTTTGAGGCTGCCAACTCTGCAACCTGGGTTTCCAGAGTAATAACACTCTCGGCTTTCTGCTTGAGTTCGTTTTCACTCGCGGAAAGCTTACTTTCGAGTTCTTTTATTTTGTTTTCAAGTTCGGTAGTGATCTGATCACCTTCTAAAGATGCGATTAAAGAAAATTCAGAAAAGGTCCTAAGCCCGATTTCCTCACCCTCAGAGGCTGCCATATCCCAGGTAGCCTGTTTCCATGCGGGGGTTTGAACGAGAGTGAGGGAACGAGCCTTAAATCCAACGGGCCATCCATCTACAACTTTCGGAGCTTTCCCGTAGATGCTCCAGTTCTTTTTCCATGTGCCGTCCTTGATCTTCTGTTCAGCTATGGAGTCATTAATTGCAACTTTCGCAAATACCCCGTTTCCAGATCTCCAAGCGTCACTTACTGAGCCTATCTCAGCTTTTGGGTCTTCGTTTTCATCACAGCCGTGAGGGGAATCACGCGAGCAGATACGGACAACAGAGGATTTTAACGAGCTGATGGCGTTGTCTACTTCGGGTTCGGGGATGCCCCATCCGTTTTGGTTTTTTTCGCCAATGGGGAAGGCCAATCCTTCCAAGAAAAGAGTCATTTTATAAAGTTAACGCTGTTAACATTAATAAATTTATCCATTAAAATTAAAAAGACTTTTAAAAAAAGATAATTAAAAAACTTGAAAAGTAATTTGATTTTTATTCACGCCTTTTTTAAAAGGCCTACACCGAATTAAAAAAAGAAGTCTAACCCAATCCCCTTAACTTACCCAATCTGTAACAATATGTAAGAACTGAGGGATTACTAACCCGCTCGTATACCACCCAATTCCAAAATACCCTATTACTCCAAGTACACCCCATAAAACTGGACTGTGTAACGTGCCTCTATGCCTAAACAGCATATCCATGATCCACCCGATAACCCCTAATCTCTTTCTTGATCTCGAATATGTATCAAGGTCAGGAGTAATCAAGAATGTCCCGATCAGCCAGAGGATAACAAAAAGAAAGGAAAGTTTAAGTGGAGCCCCGGACGAACCGAGAATGTAAACTGTAGGGAGTAAGATGGTTAGCGATAAGCGTTCGTGGTTTTTTCCGTTCATTTAGCCTCTTCTGGTAGTTCAAAATTTGACCAGACCACCGCTCCTTTTGGCGGTTTGTATGGGATTGGTTGAGCGAATTTTACAGGATTAGAGAGTTTCCAATATGCTGAATCGGTAGTAATTTTATATAGAGGTAAAAGACTGGCTTTTGATAAGAGTTCCTTGCCTGAATACGTGATTAAATCAAATTCTGTGCATCCTACTATCTCAACCGTTCCGATGATAAAACCGCGAGGGAGATTATAAAAATTATACTCTCCATAATACTCTTCTATTGTATCAGGTTTTGAAGAACTTGCATAAATCGCAATTTTATCTCTTATATTGGTTATCCTGCTTCTCACTTCAATAGTTTTCAATCCTTCAACGATCAAACTCGCCCAGGGCTGCCGGACTGCTAAAACTCTCGTTATAATTACCTCACAACTTTTAAATATATTAAATTCTTATTATATGTCCCCGTTGTATTCCGTTTTTCTGCGGTGACTTGATAAGTTATGACATATTTACAGGCTGCCCTTCTTCAAGTAGAAACCTGTTGTTCTTAACCTGTTCTTCCCAATCTTTCCCTGCTACAAAATACGTTTTCCCGCCTCTCAACTTAATCCCCTTGAGTTGCGGAGGAAAATA